ACACGTCTGACAAAGTGGTAAGGTTTTCCTTCTTCGTATCGTTCTCACCCGTTATCACCATCTTGATTGAGTAGATGAGATTCGCGTAATACTTCGATTCGACGAGGATCTGCTTAGGAGCCTTAGCGATTTGATCTTGCACGAGCGCACCGACTATTTTCAACTGTGCCGGATCGGGCATACGGCCCTCAGACAACACAAAACGCTTCATCACTTCGTACTGGTACAACTTTCTCTTTGCGTTGTAGTAGATCTCCATGTCATCGGTATCATCGAGAATATCGAGAACGTGCTCATCAGTGAGTCCTTTCGAGAAATCTACGAGGAGCCACTCGTTGAATACTTGCTCGAGGAAGAGTCCCATATTCTGTTGAACGAAACCAAAGAACTTTGTTGCGCTCGCGAGCTGTTGAGCTCCGAGTCTAAACGGAGTATTCGCCGGGAGATTTGCACCAGTGACAATCTCAAGAGATGAACACATACGATCTGCCTTCCCTTCAATTGCCATCATTTCCGATCGATATTCACCGGCACCACGAAATTCGGTAGGGATAGTTGTGATCTCAGATTTCGAAACCGTCATATCACCATCGAGAAGGTCGGTGAGAATATTCTTCACATGAAGTTTGTCTCGAGTCTGGAAGAGATGAAGAAGGGTGATACGCAACGAACTGAAGTATCGGTTCGTAATTTCATTCGCTTTCTCAGTGAGAGCGAAAAGCAACTCGACGTTCCCGACACCCATCCATCGTCCTTTGCGTCGGCGATAGTGAACTTCTTTGTATGGGAACAATCCCTTATCGACCTGCTTACAGAAGAGAACGTGCTCTGTTTGGCCACTCTCGATACCCGCGACAACTGCCATGACGTACACAAAATCGTTTGCGGTATTCGAACCTGATGCCTCAGATGCGTTTCCTGTTTTACCTGCCGGAGACACATCAGGAAGACCTGATCCTCGTCGTTGTTTGCCGCCAATAGCATAATGTTCAGCTAACCAACGAGGTACCATTCCCCACATTTCATAGATCTCGAAATACGGAGTTGTATCATCAACAGTATTTACAGAAGACAAGCTCGCTTGCCCATTGGTTGACATGAAACCAATATTGTTCACTGGGCGCACCGTGCGAAGCATCGACTCAACTTGCGTTTTATCCCAAGATTTATATCCCTTCACATCTTCAGAGGTTAGAATGTGTCGTTCGATCATGAGCCCATCCTTCAAATTCTTAACCGATGGATCATTGATGATATTTATAAGATCGACGTTCTCGGTTGTCGTCTTGCCATTCTCATCTTTACACTTCTTCCAAACCACCGTACCAAAGGTTGGAAGATCCTGCGCCATCTCATTCAACTTCATTCCAAAACCTGAAGTCTTCGCGTAGGCCATGAACTCACGACGGAGAAGCCAACTCTCGAGTTGCGCACCCGCGCCACCTTCAGATTTTATGTAACAATCCTTTGTATCGAGGTCGATATTTTTTGTCGCCTGATCATTGCGGTCAGTATGCAGGTCATAGAAATATTTTGGATCGCCGTTCTCATCGGTCGGTCCAGATTCAAACTGGTTGTGAATATAGAAATACTCTCGCTTGATGATGTCGTACTGGTTGTACGTGAGCCCGGGAACAACTTCAATTTGACGCGTGAGAAAATTGTATTTAAAATTACTGATGAGTCCTGAAAGGGTCGATGGTGCCGCTCCGTTTTTCGGATCGGCGGTCATCTCGTATTGGAAGGAATTATTTTTTGTTGCCATAGAAATTTATCGGTAAGTTTTACGACCCTGGTTGATAATGCGATCCCGTCGTTCTTCCGTTTTGGCAACGTCGGCTGGATCTGCCTTCCCCCTACTCATTGATACACGCATCTGCCATGCAATGCCAGCGGCTATCAACAGGTCAAAGTGACGAGTTGTATTTTCCGATGGCATGATCGCGAGTGCATCGTCTTTGTTGAAGCGCTTTGCCTCAGACAAAATTCCTTTGTCGAGACACTTCAACTCATCGTTCGCAAATGCCTCGGAAAGTTCGTACATATATTTCGGTTTCGTCGCTGTCGTCGTCAGATACCCGAGTTTACTCGTCGGAACACTCTCAAGAAGTCCCTCTCGGATCTGGGTATAGATGTTCGGATAGATGGCATTAAGCGTCGCGCACGTAGTCATTCCCACGTTATTTGCCTCCGGAGCTGCAATACAGCCTCCGTACATCAGCGCCGCCTTCTTGATCTCATACGCAAAGAGAACTGGGTCGATAGTATTCGAACGATAGGTCAAAACCACCTCACCCCGAGTGAAGTCAATCACCACAATGGTGCTCGAGTCCCGTTTCACTCCCTGAGAAACGTCGGCACCAAGGCCGTAGAGGTGAGCTGTATTAAACGTCTTATAGATCAGATAGTCTCCGTCGATCTCTACAGGTTCGACACTGTACTTCTCGATCTGCGCGTCGATGACCTCCGTCTTGAAGAGTTTGTTTCCGGATACCATGAACGATTCTTCAGGAGATGACGGGTGCTCACGCAACATATTGTCTTTCTGAGTCTTCAACTCAACGTGGTACCAAACTCTCTGCTCCTTAGAGAGAGTTATGCTTCTCATGCGTTCAATCTTATCTAGATACTCCGTTACTTTAAGTGGAATCTCAACATCTCCTTCAAGTACGTTACTCGGATTCTCATACCACGGGAAGAAGAAGAATTTATAGTCCTTCGATGTGAGAGCTCGCTTAAATCGCGCCATTTCCATCGCTTCCTGGGTCATATCGAAGAACGGTCCGTCTTCACCTTCAGCCGTAGACTCAATGAATACCAAACCTTTCGCCGGAACGGCCGGCAGGGTCCCGGTAACGATTTCATTCGCCTTCTCAGGGAAGTGCGCGCAGATTTTCCCGAACTCAGTAACCAGCACAGCTTGGTACGTACCGGAACGGAGAGAAGTTCCGACACGAAGACTCGACTTATTCGTAAACTCATACTCAACGCTCGAGTCTCCGACAGCATACAGCTTAAAATAGTCCTTGATCGCCTGAGGGAAGTTCTCCCACGCCACCTTAACCTTTCTAAAGATGACGGTTGCGTCATTCTGCGTATGAGCGACGATACCGATCGACTTGTTTCGATTAAAGAGCGAGTAATCGAGCAAGAATATACAAATGAACGTAGTGAATCCAAGCTGACGCGCCTTCAAGATGATGTTTCGATAGTGCAGTCTTGACATTAACTGCATCTGAGCCACGCGCAATTTAAATTGCACCAACTCCCCGTCCTCATTCACCACCCAGTAGAGATTGTTCAACCTCCAAATTCTATCCGCGAGACGCGGATCAAGAGATTCAATATTTTCATAGTCCGTTGAAGTTACGGGGCACACGTACGTGGTGAAATCATCGAACGATACCGTCTCCTTCGTCGCAGGGAAACTCGGAATCTGGCTCGCTTCGGTCAGTTTTTCGGCAAGGTTTGGTGTCGTTCCATCAATCCGGTCGTCGGCAACTCGGAGATAGTCTTCTGCTCCACTGGTCCCGTTATCGATTCTGATTCCTGCATTCTCAGGAAATGTTTTAATACCAATTTGATCTTGGAGAAAGTTTGCATGATTTGTGCGAATTAGATTCATAATTAATTTTCGAGTAGCTCCTGATTCTCAGGATCATCAAGAAGACCTCCTGGCCTCACCTTCCCGGCAGCGATCTGATTCAATACCTCATTCAAATCAATCGTACGAGTCGTCGTCTCCTGCTTATCCTTCATCTTCGTGCGGTTCACCGCGACGAACTTCATCGTAATCGCACCATAATTCCCGAGTAACCCATGATGCACGAGGAACTCTTCGTATATATCAGCACAGATCTCGTACGCCTCAGCGAACTCAGGGTGCTTTCGCCATGACATGAGTTTACTTTTGCTCACTCCGATGCGGCGCGCAAACTCCGAGAACTCCGGTGGAGCATTCGGTACACGCTTATTCTTCGTCTCGATGAATCCGCTCTTATACACATACTCCTCCGAGATCGTTCGATATTTTTCTCGGTCAAAAAACTGAAGCATCTCCTGGCAATAGCCCGGGTGATATTCTCCTTTCTTCACCACTTCAGGTACGAATGCTTTTTTGGGAATCGCCACCATATCAGGTTCTGGATGCAGTATGTCAAAGGTTCTAGTTGCAAGATTATCGATGGGGGGTGCTAGTGGGACTTCTGCTTGTTTTATTTGAACATGTTCCACAGTACTGTCAACTAGGTCAAATGGTATTGGAGTAACACGTTCCATAGGACTGTCAACTAGGTCAAATGGTATTTTGGTTACAGATTCGGCTGGGGCCCCCGTATATATTGGCGCACGATCTTCCATTTGGGCCATGCCCCCGGGGTGTGGGGGGTTCGAGATTTGGTCTATGGCTTGACGTTCAGGCATACGCATAGCATAGCGCACAATGTGCATGCATAGCATGAGCATGTATCTATATGCAAGGGCGAAAGGCCCCTATATGCCCCATTCATGGCGTCAAGCGCTCATTCATGGCCTCTATTTGCCCGTCTAAGGCCCCTCAAATTGCCGAGCTTTACGATGTATCATGTTGTATTTCATTCAAAGGTACTTAAAACGATATAGCCGGAAAGGGTATGTTGTATTCTATAGGGTGCCATTCCTTTATTTTGTTTCTATGTTGTAATACACTTTTTATGTTTCACGTGCAACATGGCCCACAATCGATCAAATACCGCCACGAATCAAAAACAACGGAAACGGCTAAATGGTCTAAAATGTTGTAATTCAAAGCGTTTGATATCAAACCTATTGAAAGACAATGATATATAAAGATATTATAAGCATTTGTAATTCAATCCTTTTCACTCATAAAGGCTTTCAAAGACAATGATATATAACGATACTTATATACCAACGTACGATTTAACAGCC